GGCATGGACCAGACCACGAAAAAGTGGAAGCGCGTCGAAACGTATGGCGGAAAGCTGGTAGAAAACTGCGTGCAGGCCATCGCCCGTGATTGCCTGGCGGATACGATTGAACGGCTAGAAGCCGCCGGGCTCCCAGTGGTGTTCCATATCCACGATGAAGTGGTGATTGACGTGGAACCCTGGGCGGACGAAGAAGCTATGCTCCAGACGGTGGTAGAAATCATGCGGCGGCCCATTCCCTGGGCACCGGGGCTGCCGCTGAATGCGGATGGCTGGGTAGGCGGCTACTTCAAGAAGGATTAGTGCAGATTATTCTGCGCGGTTACGGTGCTTGTTCGGCAAAATGTTCCTACAAAGGGGGAAATTACATGAAGATTAAAAAGATTATGATTTCACAGCCGATGGGCGGTATCCCAAAAGATGAAATCATTGCAACGCGCGAAAAAGCCGCCACTGTGCTTAAGATGAAAGGCTGGTGCGTGGTAAATACATTATTCACCGACACCGATAGTGAAAGGACAAGGATGATGGGCAT